CTACAACCGAACTCATCCGGTCTGCCGCAGAGGAACTTATATCCCAATCAACCCGGCGCAATCGGCATGGTGGATGGTGTTTGGTACAAATTATCATGGTATGTGAAACTGAATACTTCCGGTTCCGCAAATGGTATCGCAAGAGCGTGGATAAACGACGTACTGCAATTTGAGTACACGGACGTAGAACTTAGGAAAAACGGCGGTGGTGCAGAAAGCAACTGGGGAACGAGAAACTTTTGGCTGTCCAACCTGCTCCCTATATGGGGAGGGCATGGTGAAACAAAGGATCAATCAGACTTCTTCTACATGGATCACGCCATCATCAGCACGACGCCGATAGGTGGTGGCGCTGACGATACATCTCGTCCGTACTCTTCTCAATGGTCTCCCACAAAGTCTTCGGTAGGTGTTGCCAAGACTAATCGGACAATCAGCTTCCACGTTCAAGACGGGGTTGATGTACTTACTTCTAATGGCGTTGTGAATATTGAGGGAGCGGATTACACTTGCTCTGCTGGTTTGATATGTACTGGTAACGGGACAAACGACGTTTCAGTGACATTTACGAAGAGCTCAGATTGGTCTTACGGTCAAGTCGTGAATGTGTCTACTTCTGGATTCCGCGATAGTGCTGGGAACATTATGTCCACAGATATTTGGCAATATACAATTGTATCTGACCCGGTTCCGCTAGCAATCACGACGTCCACTCTTCCCGGCGGTGCATTGTCTGCGCCCTATTCACAGACGGTCTATGCTACTGGAGGTAAGGAGCCGTATACATTTTCTAAACCTTCTGGTTCGCTTCCGACTGGATTGAGCTTGTCGTCTGCCGGTGTTATTACGGGTACGACTACTACTCTCGGTATGTTCAACTTTACTGTGCGCGTTACAGATGCTTTATCAGTTATAGACGACCAAGCGTTGTCAATTATTGTATTTGCTGCAGGAAACATGTCTGTTATCAACGGTCGATACTTTACGGATGCCTCTGGTACTCCGAAGTTTCTGATCGGATATTGTGATCAATCGGCTGGTCATACTGGGACTTCTGATGCGTATACTTTGAAGCAAATTGCCGATGCTATAGGTCCTTATGGCCTAAACTATATGCGTGCGTTGGTATCTCAGTACAGGTATACAGCAACTACTTCGCCGCCGTCTTCTGATGGGTTAACTTCGCACACTCCGTTTTTGTATCAAGGAGACAAGGCGAATATGAACCAATGGGACGATACTTATTGGACGAATCTTAGAAGCGACGTAGAGAATGCGGCAGGGCAGGGTATCTTTATGCATCTGTCGGTGTTTGATGGATATGGTATCACAGATTCTAATCCGGCGGCCTATCGTTGGTCTAATTCTGACTGGAATCTTGCTAACCAAACGACGAGTTTCTATGGGAACGTTGATACGAACTCTGATGGAGACGCCGCAGATTCAAATGAATTTTGCAATACAGCAGCATTTACTGCTAGCACAGGCATAGGATATTATCAGAAGCGATTGATCGATAAATTAATAGCGGAAATAGATGGATATAATAATGTTTTTTATGAAGTAGGTAACGAATTTACTACTTCAACCTGTCCTACGTGGGCTACTGCTGTTCGAAATTACATGATTACGAAGACGAGCAAGCCCGTAACGATCAATACTTGTTATGAGGGCTCTGGAGGATGTACTATGCCGTCTTCTACAGGAGGATGGGTTTCACATATTGGGGCATCTCCAGCCGATGTAAAGACTAAGGTTGCTTCTATAGTTGGTAAAGGTTATCCGGCAATGCTTGATCCGGATGGTTCTATTCTGCAGCATGGCTCCGCTGACGATTTACGCAAGGCGGCATGGTACTCGCTTACTGGTGGGGCATTTGGATGGGGAGGATTTTCTAGCGATTGGTGGTCGTTTGGCGGATATGGCGGCGGGTTGCAAATGGCTAAAGCCACTTATTATGGGTATATACCACAGTTCCTTGCCAACAATGCGGTGCAGTTTTGGGACATGTCTCCGCAGCATTCGCTCATCAGTACAAATACAACGAACTCTCTTCTAGCGAAAATAGGATCGCAGTACTTAGGATATGTTCTCTCTGGAGCATCTGTTAATATCACGCTTGGAGCCGGTTCGTACTCAGTCAAATATTTTGATCCCGTGACGGGAGTTACTACAACCGGGACAGTAACTACGGGTCCGGCTACTAGAACATTTAACCGTCCTGCTGGTGCGGCCGATTGGGTTGTGTTCGTCTATAGCGCTACGGCTCCGGTATATGTAACAACGACTTCGCTCCCTAGCGGAACAAAGGGCACAGCATATTTTCAGACGTTAACGGCGACCGGCGGAATACCCTCTCCGTACACGTGGGCGATTATTTCAGGCGTGTTACCTTCTGGGTTAAACTTTTCACAGAGCGGTGTAATTTCTGGAACGCCTACTGTGATTGGGACGTATCCTATCACTGTGACGGCAACAGATAATAGCGCGAACACTGGTACGAAGGCATTGACTTTGTACGTTGCTGATGATAGCGTACTCGTGACGGTTAGCATCTCGGCTATTCAAGATACGTTTATTAACAGTGGATCTCCGTTTACAAATTATTCAAGCAATATTTATACAGAGGTTTATCAGTGGCCACATTATACTGTTGCTAATCGTATACTTGACAACATTGTGCTTGGGTTGCCAAACAACGCGACTATTGTATCGGCGACTTTATATAAGTATATGGAGTCTGTAGACGGCTTTGCTGGTACAGATCCTATGCGGCTGTTTGCTCAGCGGTCTAGCCCGCAAAATATATCAACAGTCACTTGGGCAACTTTCGACAATGTTATGCAAGCTTACGAGTCTTTTACTGAAGTTGGGAAGATTCCTGGGTGGGTTAGCTTCGATGTTACTGCGATGACTGCATGGGCATACGCAAACGCTTCGCCGCTGTATGTTTCAATATCTGGGATGCAAGACGGAGTTGCAGATACTAATCGGATTTTTACGTCGATTGAGGGTACGACTAACAAAAGGCCATATTTAGTTGTCGTATATACGCAAAGCGCACTGCATAGGGTGCGAGCAATAAGATTCCGCGGGTGGTTTCGTTAAGGAGTTTGTTTTATACTTAATTTAAAATTAGAGGAAGACGATAACGATAAAAGGACGGATAATTATAAGTGAACAATTTAATTAACGATGTCGCTACTAATGAAGAACTCGTACGTATACTTCGCGAAGCTCTTTCTGAAGACAGACGATTAACGCAAGAAGCAGAAGCTACTAAGAAGAGTAACGGTATTCCGTGGGACGTAATTTATAAAATCTCTCAAATTGCTGTTTTTCCGGCTTTAGCTGTGATTTTTTACATGCTGACACAACTTGGAAATCTTGACAGACGAGTAACGATTGCAGAATTAGTGCAGGCAGGCCGTCCAAATTTTACTTCGATGGCTGAAAAAACAGCAGTTTTAGAAGAGCGTCAACGGGTTAACACTATTCGAATAGATGTGCTGGAGCGTACTATGGAAATTCATAAATCTAAATCAACGTACGATAGAAACTAAACGAAAAATAAGTATTGCAATTAAGTCTAGGGAGCACTAAATAAATGAAAATTAAAGATATTACGCCAGACTGGTTAAAGGAAATCTGGTTGTGGCGTATTCCGATCGAATTTGACGACGACAAGCTTACCGATGAAGCCATTCAGTTCTACATTGATTCTGCAATAAGTAGAGCAGAGCTGTTATTGAACATTTCGATACGTCCTAAGGTTATTGAGAACGAGACATATGACTATCGAGTCGAAGAGTGGATGAGCGGATACGGATACGTTCAATTGAACACTCGTCCTGCTGTCGAAGTTACTGCAATGGAGCTAAATGTTATTACATCAATTATTTCTATTCCTCGGGAATGGATTCAATTAAAAAAGAAATCGGCTCAAGTAACGCTCATTCCTTATTACGGAACATTAGCAAGTGCAGACATCGGCAATCAAATGCTGCTATTTATGCCCTTAATGGCTAGCTCGATTTACATCCCTCAAATTCTGAGGGTTTCGTATACTGCAGGTATTGGTGAAAATGAAGATGCTCCAGATTTGCTAGTGCAACTTATAGCAATGAATGCTACGACTGGAGTTCTTAATGTTCTTGGTGAAATTGCTCTCGGTGGTCAGGCCGCGTTAGCTGGCTATTCTATCGGAATCGATGGACTTTCCCAGTCGGTTAGCACTACGGCGTCGGCTGAAAACGCTGCATACGGAGGCAGAATCAGACAAATGGAAAGAGAAATGTCAGAAGTAGTTAAGACGCTTAGACAATACTACTATGGATTGACTCTGGTAGCTGCATAATGGCTCTCAACCGTAGCACTGCCAAGGGAGCAGCCCGGGTACATTTCAATCCTATAAAGATTGACTACAATACTCGGGCGGCGATAGGGCTCATACAGCAGTACGGTTCAAGATTTGATTGGTGGCAGGCGTTAGTGTGCCCATGCACATTATCACCTCAGCAAACCGATTTAAAGTTTAGACAGTTGGCGTGTGGACTCTGCAACGGAACTGGCTGGACTTATGTATTCACGAATGAAATAAGAGCGGTGCCTTCTTCGAATAGAAGAGAAGAGCAGACATTAACATACAGAGTGGCTCAACCTGGTGTTTTATCAAATATTTTCGTTAATTTAACATGTGAGCCCGCCTATAAAGTCAACATTCGGGATCGTATGGTGTTCAAGGAGTCGGTCACTTTCAGGTCGGAAGCTAAAGTGTTCGATCCTGCGATAGAAACATACAACTTTACGTTTCCCATTGTGGAACTAATGCAGGTGCTCGACGTTGATGGTAAATCGTATGATTGTACGAACCTCAATGTTGAAGACAGAGATGTAGATTCAAATGCAGATGGTCAATTAGTATGGACTGAAGGAAAATGCAGGCCTCCATCTGGTAAGGGATTTAGTGCTCTCTACACCTTCTTCCCGAGCTACATTGTAATAACGGCGGCTCATGAAATCCGCGGAACAGTGGCTGGAAAGTCTCCTGCTACAGGTGGAGTTCAGGCATTTGAAGATCTACCCCGCTTATTCACCGCAAAACTTGAAATACCGGATAGCTACCTCTTCGGATAGGGAGAATTAAGATGGAATATAGTAAATCAGTGCTGGCCAATATGGGACTTCTAAAGTCGGAATCGAAAGATACGAGAGCTGCGCAGTCGGGTATGCATTATCACGATGCGGGATTAGCTCCTAAGAAAAGAATTCGGGATATGTCAAGAGAAGAGGTTGGTAAAGTACGAGAAGGCTTAGCTGGCGCTAGAGAGAATGATGAATCTGATACAAAGGGCATGTCTAAAAAGAAAGCTAAAGACTATATATTTGAAGCTCATTCTGAAACAGGCCCAGCCGATGCACAATCAGCGGGTTTTGCTCGCCGATCGGCAGCGAAATATGCTAAGAAATCTCAAGATGACTTCGATCTAGAGAAAACATCCAGAGACAGTAAGATTAAAGCTGCTCGAGCTCTAGACCGTGACGAAAGACATCCTGCACCTGTTGGCTGGTCATCTGGTGGTGATTTGGATGATATTAAAAGTGAATATATTCGACGAGCTGAGACGTCAGGGAAAAATAAAAAGCAGCAAGAAAATATAGATATGCCGGGCGGCGATCCTGAAACTGCTCGTGCTGTGCGGGCCGACATGCGCCGCTCGGTAGATTCTTTCTTGAATAAGTCTTTTGAAAATAGAACCGTACTGCCCGAATTGATCATTAAAGGCTATCCCGAAAGCTTGAAGCAAAAAGATAAAGAAGAACGAGATCATACTGATCCTATGTATAAGCCTAAGAAAGCTGAGGGCGCTAGAATGAAAGCAGAAGACCGTGCTGATGCGGCAAAGGAGCCTAAGTTGGAAAGATCCTACACAATTGACGAAATGACGGTTGCAACGCTTCTCAAGGGGCATCCCGACGCTCAAGAGATTTTAGATGAACTTCTCAAGGGCAAGAAAAAGAACGAATCAGGTGAAGAGTTCCAGGATGGCTCCGAAGACACCATTGGCGGAGAAGGTCATGCTGCAGTAGCTCGTCCCGATTCTATCAAACATGAAGGCAAACCTTCAGGCATTGGCCCTAACGAGCCCGGTACAGGAACAAAGAAGGCTTCAATAGAGGATGGTGACCTTTCAAAGTCTGATTTTGAATATGTGGGCGATTATAAGCGTAGAAACGAAGGTTATGATTTAAAAAATGGCCGCGGCGGTGTCAGACAGCACAGTGAATCAGAAAGTAGAAATCCCAAAACAATTGCGCACGACGATGCTGCGGGCAAAGACGATAAAGGAAGAAAGCTTTATTTTAAAGAGTCTGAATATGATAAAAAAACAGACAAGATGAAAATCTCTTCGTCTCCTGAAGAAGGAAGAACTAGAAAAAGAAGCATCCCTGCTAATGCTGCTCATGAAAAAGAACTAAAGAACGCTTCTCAAAATGACTTCGACCTTGAAAAAGCAATTGAAATAGTGGGTGATTTCTTGATGGAAAAAGGTTATGACATCGACGAAACGAACGAAATTATAGAGGAGTATTTTGGTCTTGAAAAATCTGATAACTTGGCTGATAATCTTCCTGATGAATTCGAAGACGAGATGGAGGATGATGATACCATCCCGCCTGAGAAGAATGCTAAGAAGTCCATGACAGCCGACGAGGAAATTCTCAGTCACTTACTCAAGACTATGGGCGCTGACAGGATGGAAGAAATTCTTAAGGCTGTTGTCGGCGGATCGTCGGTTGATCCTGCTAAGCGCAGGATGTTGGCTCAGATGCCGGGCGCTTATAAAGCTGCTCCAAGTGAAGAAGATAATCCGCTAACGAATAAAAAGGTTAATCTAAAAGCTCTTGCTGCATTAAAGCAAGGCGTTGGCACAGGTGGCGCAGCTAAATCAGAGGAATCAGATCTCGAAAAAAGCGAGGATAATATGAGCGAAGAATATTCACTAGACTTTTCAAAGTCTATTATGGAAAGAATGGGTCTTGAAAAGGGCGCCACTTCTGTCTCCAAGGAAGCCGGCGGAGGTAAGGCTACTCAGATCAACTATGGCTCAAAGCCAACTACTCGGTTCAAGCACCCTAAGGCAAAGAGCGATAAGAAATACATCCACAATCCTGCTAAGGGAACTGTCAACGTAGAGAAAGAAGGCGAAAAGACTAGAGAAATCGGCGTAAGTGAAGAATCAAAGTTGAAGAACGCTTCCGTCTCCTCAGCTGACCTTTATAAGTCTCTGGACGCTATTCTGGACAAGAAAAGAGATTAACGTGAAGTTCTCTAAATCGGTAATAGATCGACTTATATTTGCTGATGTTGATTATTTGGGAAAAGCTGAATATGGTCGACATAAAGGAAAGCCTGTTGTTCAAGAAAAGGCGCATCATGGTTTAAATGCAACGTCGACGCATAGAGGCAAAGAGTATGCATATGATAAGAACAAAGGCGAAATCAACGTACATCGAGAAGTAGAAACTGCTCCTCGAAAGAAATTGAAAACTATTCCTGCTAATGCTGCTCATGAAAAAGAATTAAAAAATGCTTCATATTCTCTTGACTTCTCAAAATCTGTTCTTGAAAACATGGGTTTAATAAAATCTGAAAAGAATGTTATTGGAACGTCTTATAAAACATCTGCTCCCCACGGATCATATGATCTTAAGAGTCCTCCGCCAAAAAAAGAAAAGGCTCCTCCTCGTGCTGCAAAGTATGCTGAAAGTAATGCTCGCGATACAGATAAAGACGAAGAGTTAGATGCTAATTTCGAGAAACATGCTCCGTCTAATAAATCAATGTTTAATAAGTCAGCATCAAAAGAAATCGAACAAGACATTGACGGTAAAGGTACTGATACAGATGTTTTTACTAAGGAAGACGGGTTTCTCGTCCCACCAGCTAAGACATATCGAAATCGACCTAAAACGGGTGACGTAGAGGTGTTCGAAAGTAATATGGAGGGCGGAAAGAAAAATAGGAAAGTTATTCCTGCTAATGCTGCCCATGAAAAAGAGCTGAAGAACGCGTCCGTGTTTTCTGTATTTGATGAAATTCTTGAAAAAGGCCGTCGTGGTAAGAATAAGGCAGCTTTAGGCGACCGTAAGAAGTTTGAAGAATCAGAGGGTGAAGGTGTAGAACTCCCAGGCGGTAGCATGGCTACAATGGGCAACCCTGGGGGTTCTAAAGAGAAGGCGTCGTTTGAACGTGCCGAGCCAGGTACTATACGAAATTTAAAAAAGTTGGCTGAAAGCAAAGACCCCAGCGACCGGAAGGCTTCAGAAGCTGGCTTAAAACGACATTAATATGAATTCGGGCGTCTATCAAATAATGAATATGCGAAACCATCATATGTATATCGGCAGTACCGTTGATTTTAGTGAGAGATGGGCAAAGCATAAGTGGCTTCTTAAAAAAGGACTACATTCAAATATTCATCTTCAACGTGCTTGGAATAAAGACGGCGAAAATTTGTTTGAGTTTTCAGAAGTTGAACATACCGATAGAGATAGCAAAATATTGGCAGCACGTGAACAATATTATACAGATTTATGGAAACCTGAATATGCTATAAGGAGAGAATGTGTTGTTAGTCGGTTGGGCTGCAGACATTCCGAAGAAACAAAGCATAAAATGAGAAAACATAGATCTGAAGAAACAAAAGAGAAAATGAGAAAGCCTAAATCTGAAGAACATAAAAAGAATATGCGTATAGCAAAACAGGGAAATATTCCATGGAATAAAGGAAAACATCTCTCGGAAGAATATAAGAAGAAAATCAGCAAAACTCTAACGGGAACAAAACTTTCTGATGAGACAAAAGAAAAAATAAGCGTAGCGATAAAAAAAGTATGTTTTAGGCGAAGACTTGAAAGCGAGGCTAGAATTGGATAAATCGATTATAGACAACATTCTTGAAAAGGCTAAGAGCACACCGCTCCAACGTCCCGAAGCTAAAAAGGTTCCGTCAAAATTTTTTGATAAACCAGAGGCTGAAAGAAAAAGAATCGTTGGAGAAAAAGCTTGGGCATCTTATGACAAAAAGCATGCTGAAAAGTCCGAAGATTCTGATCTTGTAAAATCTATTGATTCTCTTATTGAAAAAGCCGTCTATGGTGCAGGTGCGTCTCACGGCAAGGTAGAGAGAGGCTCCGGAAAAGATTCGTCTAAGCCTGGGAAAGTAAAATCTCCCGCTCTATCAGAAGAGCGAAAGAAAGAACTTCTTTCTAATGTCAGTAAGAAAGCTGGATCGCGAGCTAGTATCGAAGGCTTGCACAAACGAGCTTCAGAAGAAGACAAGATTGCTGCCGAATCTCAAAAGCATTATGAAAGTCGGACAAAGTCGCTTGACGAGAGAACAACCGATTTGGTGAAATCCCTCAATGTGGATTACGGTCCTCGCAAATCTGGTGTGAAACGACATGGTCGTAAGCAAGACCCTGACAGTAATCTACACCCAAGAGATAATGAAAGGTCAGATAGCAACTCAGATACAAGAGGCCCACTCCCAAGTGATGCAGATTCTGCGAAAAAGTCTCTTGATTCAGATCTAGAGAAAGCGAATAAACTCATTACGCCAAAGGAGTTTGATGATTCGAAGGTGAAATTGGCAAAGAAGCACGGATTAATGAAAGAAGGCCCAGAAGATAAGGGTAAATATGTCCCTGGCTCAAAGAAGTTCAACAACCCGCAGGATTCGCAAGATCCTAAGATTCGATATAAGTCTCTTGACGAACGCACATGCGACCTTCATAAAGGCTTCGCACCCGAAAAGGTGGGAGGAGCCGTTGGACGCGAATACGTCAAGAATGCTGACAGCGACAAGGCAAAACGTGTTGCGGTAAAGTTCCACTTCAAAAATGCTAAAAACCCAGAGGCGCAGAGTAAATTTGGAGAAGCTATGACAGACGAAGTTTGGGCTCACAATCTAAAGCTAGCCAAGAAATCTCAGCAAGATGTTATGAACACTTGGCAGACTGATTCAGCATATATTACTAAGGGCGGTCGAGTGGTTGTTCAGGGTGGCCAGCCTGCAACATTAGTGAAAGATGGTCAGCGTCCTCCAGGTCGAACTCCAACTTATCAGCAAACCGATGAGAAACAAAGAGAAGTTGACTCTGGTAAGATTGAAAGAGAACGTAAAGCAAAGAAGAAGGTCGCAGATCTCGGAGCTGAATAATGGCTTTTCCATTTAATGAATATAAAATACTGCGCATTATACAAACGGCGTTCACTGCGCTGAAGTCAACGGGTAGTGCGTTTGATCAGACATTCAAATACCTATTTGACACAGTAGACTTAAGCGAAGAAGAACGTTCTGCATTCAAAGACATCATTATTAATGACAAGATTCAGTATCATACAACATATGCAACGATTTCAGCAGTGGTTCCAAACATCGTTGTAATTATGGATCAAGAAACGCAAATAGAATCAGATAAACCTATTGGCGACGTATTAGGCAGTGCTATCATGGACGATGGCACAGATACAGAAGAGTATGGCACCATCAACATGGGTGTTTATTCCATTAACATTCTGGCAAAACAGATCTTGCTAGTGAGGCTTCTCGGTACTTTCATTAGATTTATTTTGGAAAGTTATTCGGCTGTCAACGATGATATGCCGGACTTGGACATAAACACGGATAGATTTTCACCAGATGCCGAGTTTTTCCCGCAAGATGTGTTTCATGTTCATTTGATTGTTAGATTCCGCTATGTAGAGTCGTGGAATGATGTGTACGGTCCGATCAACCAGATTTTCATGCAATCATGCGGTACTGATTTCTGGCAAAATATCATGGGCACTGCATAAGAAACGCCATAGATTTGTTAATTTATAAACATGACATAGGTTTATCTTCACTCTATGCGATAGGAGAAATTTAATGGGTGTATATTTTAACGGACGCTACTACATTAAGCCACAGGTTGCTACTTATGTAGACGATACTGCGTTAACACCGGTTGGACTTGTTGGGTCAAATGTAATAGGAATGATGGGTCCCGCTAAAGACGGCATCCCTAATCAGGCTTATCTTTTGACATCCTTGATGGACGCCACCGACATTTTTGGTGAAGGTCCTCTTGTTGATGGCGTTGCGATGGCGTTTAATGGAGGAGCTCAGTACATCTGGGCAACGCGTGTTGGCGGAACATATTCTGCAACGACACATTTATTTACCTCGCCGCCAAATCAAGCTATCTACGAATATAATGATTCGCCCAATATTCCGTTTAGACTTCTTTCGAAAGCCTATGGATTTCAGGCTAATGGAATTCAAGTTTCTACACATCGAAACGCTGATGCGACGAAGGGCATTGATGTAACGGTTTCTGCTCAAGGTAATGTGATTACTGGTACTGGAATTTATTATAATGTTCTCCGAATTGATAATACTTCTGCAGAAACAACTTTTGTTATTGTTACTAATGCTACGGAATATCAATTAACGATAACGCAGGGTTCGAATAGCGGTATGTTAGATTTAGTTGGCGTATCGTCAACTACTGATTTAGTTGAAAGAATTAAGGAGGTAATGGCGACTGCTATTCCGTCGCCCATTGATGATACATCGTTTACGTTTACGGTTTTGAAAGAAATTCCAGGTGTGCAATTAGACGCAGGCACGACAACTGTTCAATCATCGGGAACTTTAAAAGCTAACGTCAGAGCTGTATTTGATTGGTTTAATTCGGGTTTTCAGCCCTATGTCTATGCTGAAGATTCAAGGGGAATCTTTACGTCTTATATAACAAAGGACTCGACACTCTTTGCTATTCAGGGCAATCCACTTGCAGTTTTTACGTTCAATATGGCTCTCGCTAATCTGACGGGCGATATGGGATATATTGACAATACATCGTACGAGGGTGTTCTGGCTGAAATTTATGAAGATTTGGATCTAGATCTTGTCGTTCCGATTGTAGATGATTATCTCGGAAATACGATAGTTTTAAGTGCTGATTCGATCTTTAATTCGGTCTTATCTCATTGCAAAGCGATGAGCACGATAAAATCAGAAGAAAGAATTGGATTAGTGGGATATCAATTCGATGGTGTTGGAAATATAACTTTAACGTCAGATGGAGATGCCGATACGCTTACTCAACTATTAATCAATAGAGCGGCCGTACTCAATTCACCATATATGGTTGTCTGCGCTCCAAGATTCAAGACCTTCAATATTAAGGGCGATCTAAAATTCTTCAATGGTACTTACACAGCTGCTTATATTGCTGGTTTGATTGCTTCATTCCCGGTGGGCGAACCCATCACAAACAAAGACATCTCTGGAATACAGGCACTTTCTACATACTTCAAGAACCGCCAGATCCTTCAGCTTATCGACAATGGTGTCTGCACCGTTGAAAGAGTTGGATCAGCTCTCAAGGTAGTCCAGGGCGTGACTTCATGGATTTCAGACGACAACTTCAACAAGAAAGAAATCTCTGTCAGATTAGCAACGAACTTTGTTGCTAAGAATTGCAGAGATAATTTGAAGACTTTTATCGGTAGAAAGAATTCTCCGCAAATTCTTCAGATTATCAAAGGCTCTTTGGTACAGATCCTCCGCGAACTTGAGAATAATGAAATCATTGTAGGGACTTTGGCTTATCCTGCATATCGTAATTTGGTTCTTACTGCTGATGGAGATGTTGTTCGTGTATCTTTTGAATGTTCACCAGTTCTCCCAATCAATTATATTCTTATCAATATCCACGCTACTGTTTTCAAAGCAACGATCTAATCTAAGGAGCTATTATAATGGCTAAAGTTTATTCAGGAAATACGATCCTCGTAGTCATCAAAAACAAACCTGTGGGCTTGCTCCAAGACTGTACAGCCGATGAAGATTTTGCTCCAGATCCAGCGTCGGGAATTGGTGATCCAAGAGTTGTAGAATATGTCCCAACGATGTACAGGATCTCTTTGGCCGTTTCTTCAATGTCACTCAAGAAAGACTCCCTCTTCTCTGTCGGCGTCTTCCCGGAAGGTATTGACAAGTATCTCGCAACTGAGCCCTTTACAGTAGTTGTCATTGACAAAGTTTCTCAAAAGACAATTCGTCAATATAATAACTGTATTTTTGCCAGAGGGACTCTTTCTATTAGAAAGCACACTATCGTAAGCCACAATTGCACTTTACTTTCGACTGAGGCTTTAGCTGGAGATGCAGCAGGGTTTATTGAAACTACAGCCTAATAAATAAAGAGGTGTAAAAATGTCTCAAAAAATCTCGCAATACTTTACGTACAATTTTGATGGAAAAGAATACAAGATTAGATATAAAACTCCAAAAGTTGGAGAGCAGATAGCAATAGGTCAGCGTTTTGCCGTTTATAAAGCTGGTTTTCCTTCTCTTGATGAAACTTCTGAGCTGTTGGCTTATGCTACAGCAACATTGGAGACAGTTATAGTAGATAAACCAGTTGATCTAAAATTTGAAGAAATAGATACGTCTGATTGGCATGTTCTCCGCCAGATGCTTACCGATTATCAAAACTTCGCCTTTTTTCGTATCCAAGCTCCAGCAGAACCTTCTCCGTCGTGAGCTGACGGCAGCTTCTAGAAAAGATCCTGATGTCGATGACGATATAGAAGATTTTGCATTTCAGAAACTCAAAAAGCAAGCCAATGATGAATTGAAAAACAATTTGGCTCGATTAATCTATCGGTCTAAATACAATCTCCCCCCCAATAACCCTCAGTTTTTAGATCTTACAGACGAAGAAATCGTGTATGAACTCGTTCTTCAATCTGAATACAGTAAATGGATTGAACATCGATTTGAAGAAGAAGAGGGAGACGACAATAAAATTATTTATAGAAATACAGATGAATATGATAGTATAGCTAAGCGACTAGAAAAGGGCGAAGATGTCGATTTAGAATCGCTCATGACTCCAGATGAAGATTGGGAAAAAGTAGATGCCTCCTGATGTGGGCTTAAATAATGCTATTAGAGAACTGACAGCCGCTGTTAATAAGATGGCGGGAGGACCTGTTGTGGGAGGTAGTAGTCATATTATCGACCCTAATACGGGAGTAGCTGTGGGCGGTAAGAATGTTAATGATATACTTTCGGGTCTTAAAGATAGTATTGAAAAACTTACTGAAGTAACAGGAAAATCAGTAAGAGCACAGGCTGATAGCAAAGACACTTTAACTCAGCACTTAAAGGGACTTGAGATTCTTGGTACTGCACTGGCATTAGCTGGTCCAATGGTTTCACAATATTCTAAATACTCTATTGCTAGACCGTATGAAATGCTTGGTGGTACGATGGGTCAAGTGGGCGGCCGCATGATGGAAAGAGAACGAGATACGGGTCAAATAGTTACTACAGTCATGGCTGGTCTTGCCGCTATGATTCCAGGAATAGGCCTTTATGTTTCTGGCGCCATTGTTGGCTTGGGTGCTGCAGGAGGAAATGCAGCAATAGGTCGAGGATTTTTTCAAGAGGCATCTATTAAAGCAGCGGGTGAAGAACAAGCTGCAAGAATGGCAACTGAAAGAGTTATTGGTGCTAGAGACAGCATGATGTTGAATTATCGTCTTCAGAGAGGCGATGTTGCTGGAAAGGGAATGCGCGGTCAGGGTGGTTCAGAAGCTGCTTTTGTTCTTTCTGAGTTGGGAATTAGCGGTATGGAGTCGGCGGGTATTATAGCCAATGTCCAGGCACAAGGAGCTAGAGGTTACAGTAAGTTTAGTATGGATAGAGCTAGACAGATTACAAACATGAGTATTTATGGTCAAGATATTGGTGCTAATGCAGTTGCTATGCAGATCAGTAATAGAACAGGATTTAGTGAGAATGAGCTTTTAAGAGCTTCAGAAAGAACAGGATTTCAGATTCCACAGATTGCGCAAGCAATGGAAATAGCTAGGGGACAATCTTTTATGTTTGGTCCAAGTGCTGGAAATCGTCTTTTTAATATGGCTACCAGTACAACGATGGCACAGCAATTAAATTCTCCTGCAATTGCTATGGCTGCACTTACTCAGGGCTCTGCAGGTGCTGCAGGTGCTGCAGGTGGGAATGAAGCTTCTGAAATGATTTTGTTCCAGCAGTTTCAACAAGCTAATCCGGGTAGTTCTTATATGGATTTTCTTGAAGCAAAAAGCATGGGCACAGCATCTCCAGCATGGATGAAAATGATGTCAGGTGCAGCTAAAACATTTGGAGTTATGGGACAACAGGGAGGTCTTCTTGGTGTCGGTACAGGAATATTTAAAGGCGCCGGTAAAGAGGCACGAGATGAGGCGATAAAGTTATATGGCGAAGCTACAGGAGAACTTGATGCTGGAAGGATGATGGGTGCTGCTGGCTCTGCTGAACCGTCTGAAGCAATGAAAAAACTTGGTAGAACAGGCTTAGCTCTAGATAAAGCACAGGGTCCTTTAATGGAGGCTGAGTTTGGAAAGACTATAGATAGAGTTACGACGGGCCTTAATTCAATCGCAGCAACATCAAAAACTATATCAGAAGCGACAACGAGAGCTGCTAATCTTATGGAAATATCGGTTGTTAATAGCATGGACGTTCTTGATGAAAGTATTGCAAAATGGATTACGAAATATTTGGGTGGCGACGGGGGACTCCGCGCTCGACGCAGACGACCTAAACCCTAATGCAACAAGTACTGAAATTCAATATCGAGATTTTTGATGTTCGTACAAAGTCATCTATAAAAATAAGAGATGATGCTGAACTCGTACGAAATATTCAAATAACAAAAGACTTGCAATTAAATAATCAAGCTATAATTACATTTGCTAAATCTAGATCATATACTCTTCTAAAATTAGAAGAGTCGATGAAACTATATAACTATGTTAAAATAGAGTTGCTTCTTAAAAACTATGATCAAGGTTCGGATTATCAAACATTTTATTTTTCAGGATTTATACAAAATATGAGCAAGCAGACACTGTATGGTCAGAGTCCTTCATCGGCGACTACCATTGTAATTGTTGACTTTGCTAATCTATTTAAGACGACGTTCTATACGAAAAACCTCACCTTTTTAGATATTTTAAATCAAGCTGTTCCAGAGTTTAGACTTCTTAATTTTTCCGAAATATTTAATGATCCTAAAAATAAACTGCTTAATGATTTTTATTCAGTAAATCAAATTGGTTTTATATTTTTTAGCTTCTTTTTCTTTAAGTTTTTATATAATATCGTTTATGATAAACCAGGTGAATCAAAAATGGTTGGTAAAGAGAGCATATTCAAGCAATTTAAGCTTTTTATGCCTTTTGGTTTTGATGTTGGCAAAGAAAAAGAATGGCAGTCGATGTTTAAGAGTCAAGTCTCTTCATTAATAATTTATAAACAACTTCAAGGTGTTGCCCTAGACTTATACAAGTATCTTTATCCAGAACCGCTATTTGAATTCTCAACATATGAAACAGTCGACTCTGTAATATTACAAATTAGAACAACTCCGCTTATGTCATTTGATCGAGTGTTGAAGGATAAGACAACGATCGAATATCAGGAGGCTGATCCTTCTAGCTTGACGCAGACAGAAACGTTAAATCTCCAGGGTGGCGTTGAAAGTGTTGATTCATTTAATGTTATAAATAGAGGAGATTTTGGCTTCGATAGAATTAAGTCGATTGAATTTGAAACGGGTTTTCAGCCTGTTAAATTTATACGAGATCATTTGAATCCGATAATGAAAACGATGAATGATACGATTAAAGAGTCTAAAAAATTAGATGTTGATTCTCTTATTCCGACCAATTACGAATGTAGTCTTCTTGTAAAGAATTTTTTTAATGTTATCGATTTTGATATAAGATTTTTAGAATCTATTAATATGACGAGAACGGCTCAATCTGTCGTCAATGTTATTTGGACAACTCCAGCTACAGATACTGCTGTTTTAAAGACTTCTGGACGTTCTCTTGTTTACGGTCTCTTATATGACAAATTAAGTTCATATGGTCTCGGTGAAGAAGCTTTTAAGAAATATGTTGCAGATCAATTTGTAAAAAATGTAAATCCTAATCCTGTATTTTTAATGAATTATAAGAATATGTTTCCTGATAAATATGTTTCTGGAGATTTGAATTATTTTGGATTTAGAGAGTTTGAAATAAAGTGGAATTGCTTAACATTCTATGACTCTACAGCCTATTATATTCTTAATTATATAGATAAAGAACTTATTGAAAAAATGATAGAAGAAAGTACCGACTTAAAAGAGATGAAGAAATTAAATTCTATTCTAGAAAATAATTCTCAAAAAACCGATAGTAATACGAAGAAGAATCCTAAAAAGAGTGTTAAAAATATTTCACCGCCCAAAAAGATTGGTGTTTTTTATGAAGCAGCTTTTAAAGATGCAGGATTTTTAGCTGCATGTGATCAATTTAAATTTGATCCTAAAGAGTTTAAGGCTTCAGATGTTTCTACTTTTTTATTAAAATTAAAAAATGCCGGTAGTGCATCATTAGGTACCTTTGTGGCTGAACTTAATGGAATCGTTGCTCAGGCTTATCGTGAAAATGAACACCTATATGATTGTCAAATATTAAAACCGATTGACCTGTCAATTCTCCCGGGAATGATAGTTAATTCTGTTTTTCCTGGAAATCCTGAATTCAATAAACCAAGATTTCGTGGGTATGTTACTGCTATTTCGCATACTATAGATTTTAATGCTTCGACTATGAAATCGAACTTTAATATGACTAGAACCGCATCAGATGATTCAGTACTGATTGTTAAAGCATTGTAATGGATAACCTACTTTTAAATAACGAAGACGGAAGTGTTACTGCCCCAACCGAGATTTATTTTGCAAAAGTTACACGATTCAATATAGGTAGCAATACAGCAGATGTTGTATCAATTGATGATGATATTTCTCTTCTTAACTGTCAGATTGTATGTTCGATGCCAGCTGGATTTGCTTTTGGTGCAAAGTATGTCCCATCTCATAATGATTCTAATCTAGAAACGGGATACATACATTCGCCGGGTGATATTTATTGTATCGCTGCATTTATTGGTGAAGACTATAATAATGCAGTAATATTAGGATTTTTATTTCCTAAAGAAACAATGTTGTCAATACCAGATTATGGTCTTTATCTTTTTAGACATGAATCAGATGTTATGTGGATGATTAGAGCCGATGGCACGGCTCAAATGTATCATCCTAGCGGAAGCATTATAAAAATCGGATCAAATGATAGTAATGAGATGTCTGAATCTTTAATGATTCCAACAAAGGCAGATAGTTTTAATGTTAGAGATACTGCCGACTATAATGATCGAAAAGAGACTAATTTATTTATTAAATGGCACGCGGGACAGAGTATCATTCTCAGTAACGATGGTAATGTCTTAATAGGGACTGATCAAGATAATGCACTTATTACTATAACTAAGGATGGTATTGTGGGCATAAATACTAAGAAGCAAGTGCAGATTGTGTCAGAAACAGATATTAATCTTACTGCTACAGGCGACGTTAATGTTAATGCTACAGGCAAGGCAGTTATTAATGCTCCAGAAATTGATTTTATCACACCGATAGTAAAGATAAACAGTATAGTAGGCGTTACAGGTCAACATTTTCATTCGGGGAATCCAGTGATTACATCTCAAAATGGAATCGTGACTCAGATTAGTTAAGGAATAACATGGCTACTAGATTTAACCCACAGGCGAAAAACCTTATCGTTATCTCTGTCAAGATACGTACGACAGGGGATACGATAAGTTACTTATTTCCTCTAAATCCGTCATCGCTTACAATAAATCAAGCTAGTAGAGTTAGTGCTACATTCACATATGGAGCAAAAGTATTCCAAAATCTGGGTGCCGGCCTCAAAACACTTTCAATCGAAGGTCATACAGGTTATAAATTAGATCCAAAGAAATATGGTATTCAGGCGCCAGTCGCCAAATCAACGCTTTCCGCTGCTGTGGCTCCTGCTGATTCTGCTCCAGGTAAATCTCTTTGGTTAGATTTATATTCAATTATTCAACTCATAAAAGGCGAGAATAAATATTTAGGAACATCATGGGCTGCAACTATCAAAGATTCGTTTTCAGTTGATAATATAGACAATATCGAAACGGTTAGTATAACAATTCCCGACCAGGGCATCACATATGACGTTCTCTTACAAAACGATTCATTTATGCGTAATAGAGAACAGCCTCACCTCTACAAATATAAACTAGATTTTATTATTACACAAGAATCGTCAAGGGTTTCTGCTGGAAAGACTTATACGATATTCGGAACGTCATTTAGTGTTGCAGAGATTACTTCAACAATTGCTTCATACGCTAATTGGCTTCCTAATATGGTCAATATGGCTTTAGAACAGCCGGGCGTAAAAGATGTCTATAATGCTTATGAGTTTGCAGTAGAGGCTATAAATACAACAGTCGCTGTTGGTAATGCCTTCATTGGCTCAGCTAACTCAGTTGTTAATGACATTCGTCGTCTTGAAAGAATGACCGATGCTCTTAATGGTGTTACAACGAGCATAGGCCTAACAAGAGGCTTCGTAAATAACTTCAAGGCATTGGTTTCTACTGATCTTCAAACAGCATTCTATGAACCATATGTTCGTGTAAAAAATATTCAAGCACAGATGAATCTTCTAAAAGATGCTATGACTGGTGAGCAACAAAATCTAGCCTTTAATGTTAATATGACTAGATTAGCCTCTATTTCAGCGCCAGTTACATTAGCAGCGAACAAAGCCACAGTCGCTCAATTTCAAAAAGACATTAGACAACTAAATAGGGTTTCTTTCCCATTCCCTATTGATCGAGTTGAAGAGATTACAACGAATGGCAAGACTAAAATTAATGTATTCTTTAAGACTCGACCCTCATCGCTTGGGATCGCTTTAGTCAAGATATATGCCATAAATGATTTTGGTAATGAGAACGACTTAGTTGAATCATTCAGCGATTCAAAGATAGTTTTATCGACTAATTATAATACATCTGGGTATTCTTATAACTTTGTAATTGAATATAACTATTCATCTTTTGAGTCAATCGTTCAGCCTCGATACAAGAGCATCAAGAGAGTCTTGATTCAGAAGGGCGAAAACCTCGACTCTATTGTAAAGAAATATGCACCAAATGAAGCTAATGCTTCTAGAACATATCTTTCAGAAGTCGCATATTTAAATAAAGTCGAATATCCGTATGTGGTTACATCGGACAATCTGAATTTCATCGCGTATTTTGGATCATATGGTTATAAAATATTCACAGCAGCTAGTGAGTTCACTCTATATATATATAATATCGATACTGGCGCATATCCGGGTCAACCACTTCCGTTATACGACAGCACAGCGGCTTTTCTTGATGATCCGACAGTTTTTCTATTACAACAGAAAGAAGTGAAGGATCAGATTAAAACTGGTGATAAATTCTTTGTTCTTCTGTTTAAAGAAACTTATTCAAATAGATGTTATGCTTTGTTTGGGATAACAGATACGTTGGCGCCTACATGTACTCTCTTCTCTCCAGAGGTCAAGAGTTATGTTATTTGTGCTCTTAGAAAAGGGCGTTCATATGACATCAATAATGATACATTATTCGAGATATTAAGTCCGTATACAATTACTGGTGATTTGGTCGATTATTACGATCAACGTGAATATTTTGACTTTATCGTAGATCCGCTCATTCCGCTTTTTCATACAACAATCTCAGTAATGTATCAGATATATCTACAAAATGTTGGATCATTTATTTTACCCGAACCTTCTGATACAGTTGATCCTGAAGATAGTTTTTTCCCATTTACTGAAGACGATAAGACTTTCTTGGCTGGAGATGAGGAAAATAAAAATTATGTAATTTTTACAAATTTTACTGGTACTGGTTCTGCTACAAAAAGTAGTTATTCAATTGCTTGTTTCAGCGAATATAAGGTATTGGTTGATGGACAAGAGATCTTACTTCCTTCTCTTGAAGATAAATTCTTACCTTTCACTGAAGCATTTACTCATGAAGATACATATAAGGTCGATCTTGATATTAGATTTACATATTTAGACGATACTCATGTGTCAATTCTACCGAGAGTTGATCTGGGTCCTGGTCCTACTGGCGAAGAACAGGGAATATTAGAGTTTAAATTAATTAGTGGATTAGCTAATGTAAAGCAAGCAATTCGCGACCGACTAGAATGTCCACCGGGCGGTTTAATATTGCACATGGACTATGGTCTACCTGTTTTACTTGGTAAGAAGAATACGCTCGAGCACCTCATTCTTCTTCGATATAATCTATATAATCAACTTATGTCAGATGCTAGAGTTAGATCAGCAAATGACATTCAAATTGAAGATGCCTTCGATGCGATAAAAGCTCAAGCTTCAGTGATACTAGTAAATAATGAGGACGTACTCATTAAGACTACGCTATAAGAGGATGAACACGTGACAATCCAGATAAAGAATGCCGATATAATAAAGTCTGATTTTATTAAGTTCTTGCGATCCGCGATAGAGGAAAATGGTGGTCCAAATGTTAATGACTACAATATTGGCAGTGTCCTCAATGTTCTAGTAGAAGCATTTGCTGATGTTTTAGAGAATTATTATTTCGATCTTTTTCAGGTTACACGTGATTCATTAGAAAATATCTATAATGGATTTAATTTCTTTAAAGTCCCTGGTAAACGAGCTTTAGTTGCTTTAACTATCTACATAGACGCTCCCGATGTTGCTTCTTTAGAGACTAATTTCTTTTCAATACCTAGAGGTGCTAAAGTTACGACTGATGATGGTTCGGTCACATTTGAGATTACTGATGATTATTCGACGGCTTTTATGCAAGTATCTAATTCTGGTGAATTTAATGATAAGATTGAATATCGTGTTCATGCAATGTGCACTGAAACAAGTACAGTCGGCAATGTTGCTGCGAATTCAATAACGAAATTTGCTTCATCGATCACAAATATAAATAATTACGCATACTGGATTAGAAATGATTCGGCTTCCGGAGGTGCAGACGCAGAGACTGAAGAAAATATGAAATTAAGATTTCAAAAATATCTAATCTCGCTTCGTAGAGGCACAAAAGAATCGCTAGAATATGCTTTAGCTACTAACGCAGCATTTTCTGGTCTTATGTATTCAATAAGTGGTTTTAGATTCTTGAATATTGTTAAACAGACATATTCGCAAGTGGGTACAAATAATTATGGAGGTGAAGATGGAGACTTAACTTTTAAGAATAAATTTTATCCTTCATATTCACTATTTATAGATAACGACGCGACGAATGCTAATCCTGAATTTTATCTTTATGTTGGTGCTGAAGATAAATTTAATAATCTTTTGATGTCAACTCAGTCTGTTCCGTCAGAAGGTGATGCGGGAAGTTATTTAATTGTTGGGATAGGGCAATCTCTTGTTGTTGCTGGAGGTATAGAATATTATGATGTTATTACACAGGATTGGGAACAAGCCGAGGTTTTAAATGTTGATATATCATATGATTATCCTCTTATAGCCGAGCAGTATTTAGCATGGCAAATTGATTCTACGCGGTGGGGAAAATATCAAATAAAAGATTATAACTCATATTTTATAAGGATTAATATGAAGAAGGTTGTTACAGCAACAGCTTCTCCTCCATTCGATGTTTATAAAGTCATGACCTATCCATTTCCTGGTTATGTTGATATTTATTGTCTTAAAAATTATCGTGATAGAATTACGAACGATGATAAAATATTGATTACAGAATCGATAGATAACTTTAAGGCAGCTGGTGTTGTCACTACAGTTACTGACGCTTCTGTCATTCAGATTCATCCAACGATAATCATACACACAAGTAGTCTCACTAGTTCATTAGTCCCTTCTGATATTGTTGATAGTATTAGAGCAGATGTTATTGCATTTGCCAATACAAAAAACATTGGAGTTGATTTTATTAGAAATGAACTTTACGCTTATTTATATCAGAGATATAATCAGTATGGAAATCTTTATATCTATTATCGATATGATCCTTCTATTCATGAAGACTTGAATACTAGTACTTTCAAAGAGGGCTTTAGAGATGCAACTCTCGATACTTCGATTAATGAGAAAGTTGATCTATTGCTTTCAGACATATATATAGTTAATAATCTTAATTCATTAGTGAATACACTTACGGGCTATAAGTTTTTAGATGCAGCTCCAAATTATAATGATTATTATCGCGATCCTTCAGCTATTAGATCTGATATTTTTGCAGCTTATTAATAAAGGAAGAGAATAAGATGGCACATGAATTAAATTTTAAAACAGGAACTACTTACGACACTCTCGCGAAGTGGCCTTATTTGCTTTTTGCCGATCAAGAACTAGGAACATTTGG